GAGGCGAAGTTCGCACCTTCTTCCTTTCGACATGAAACTTTCACTTATGAGGACTAATGGCTGTTAAATCGAAAATCGGCACCGCTAGCATTCAATTCCAACCTGGTAAGCCTAAAATGACTTGTCAAGGTAACTCAAAAAACACCCGTTACTCGGCTACATCCCGGAATCGCGCTCGCAAGAAGTACAGAGGTCAAGGAAAATAATAAAATGATCGAAGAGGTTCTGCAATGGATTAAGCATATTTCACTCAAGAGACCTGAATTAAATGGTTTCGCTGTTTGTCCCTTTGCAGAATCTGCTTCTTACGAGATAATTGAACATTCTATTTGCGGCATCTCCCCTATTGAGGGTGTGGATGTCGCAATTTTTATTGTCGAACCATACTTAACGTCTGAAGTTCTAAGAGATTATCGCATTCAATACAATTCCATGTTTCCAGATTATGAATTTCTAGAGGATGGAATGGATGAACCAACCTTCTTAGAAGGAATTCAGACAAATTTTGGTAAGGCCAATCTAATGTTGATTCAAAAAAAGGATCATCTAGAAAAAATGCGTAAACTTTTGAGTGAGACTGACTATTATTCTATGTGGGATCCAGAAATTTTGAGTAAAATTCAGCAGTCTAAATAAATTTTTTGCTCGACAACTGAATTGGAACGCTTTTCTATGGGGAAGCACCTCCTTCTTGAGGTGTATGATGTAGATTATGATCTTATTAATAACGTAAGTGACCTTCAAGAAGTCATGATTACGGGAATTGATCGAGCAAAAATGACAATTTTGAATGTATTCTCTTATTGTTTCATTCCCCAAGGGTGTACAGTCGTCATTGCTCTTTCAGAAAGTCACGTTTCTTGCCACACATGGCCTGAAAATGGGTGTTTAGCAGTTGATGTTTACACTTGTGGTGATGGAAATCCCAAGTTGATCGCTCTAGAAATCCTAAAATACTTAAATTCTGACAATTACTCACTTAGAGAGATTGATCGTTAAATAGTAATGTGGAGATAGCAACCTCCTTTTAAAAGTTCTGTGACAGAAAAAGAACTTTGGAGGCTAAAATGGAACACGATTCGAAGCAATTCCTTCAAGAAATCGCTGGAGAGGGCAAACATGACCTCAAAAAGCAGACTTTACTTCATGAAGAGATCAGGAATGATGAGGATTATGATGATTGGGAGTATGGAACAGAGCCCAGTTACGGAAAATCGTCATAAATAAGTCAGATTCTTGTCTTTTTCATGGCTATAACAAGGATAAGTAAGTCATTCAAAGATATTAGCTTGTCCTTCAAGCCTCATCCGGTGACCAAAGACCTTCAAATTCTTAAGAATGAGAACGCGATTCGTCGTGCTGTGAGAAATTTGGTGGAAACTATCCCATCAGAGAGGTTCTTTCAGTCAGATTTGGGTACAAACATCAGAGGACTGCTGTTTGACTTCGTAGATTACGGTACTGCATCCGCAATTGAGACCCAAATTTACGAAGTAATCTATGCATATGAACCTAGAGTGGATAATGTTGCTGTACTTGTAACTCCAAGACCAGATCAAAACGAATTTGAGGTGTCTGTTCAGTTCGATATTGTTGGTCAGTCTGTTACTGCACAAGAATTTACCTTCATTTTAGAAGCGACGCGATAAAAAATGCCACTCACTAAGTTTGCTAACCTAGATTTTGACCAAATTAAGGTATCCATCAAGGATTATCTCCGTGCAAATTCAAATTTCACGGATTTTGACTTTGAAGGATCCAATTTTTCGGTCTTAATTGACACTCTGGCATATAATACCTATATTTCAGCGTTCAATGCCAACATGGTTGCCAACGAATCCTTCTTGGATTCGGCAACTCTGCGTGAAAACGTCGTTTCTTTAGCTAGAAATATTGGATATCTGCCCAGATCTCGTCGGGCAGCAAAAACAACGGTCAGTTTTACGATTCCTTTTACTGGAGATAGTGGAACTTGCACTCTGAAGGCAGGTTTACTGTGTGTTGGATCGTATGATAACACATCATACATGTTTTCTATCCCAGCAGATATTACAACAACATCTCCTTTAACAAATCCAGCTGGTGAAGACAATGGCCCTAGATTAGCAACGTTTACTGACGTTGAAGTTTACCAGGGAACGTTCTTAACCAAGTCATATAGAGTCAATGGATCTATTGATCAGAGATTCATTCTCAATAATCCACATATTGATACCTCAACTTTAAAAGTTAGAGTAAAAGGCCCCTCCGAAACTGGTTCTGGAAGAGAATATACAGTTGTTGACAACATTCTCAACGTAAATGCCAACTCTGAAATCTATCTTCTGCAAGAAGTGCAGGATGAGAAGTATGAAATTCTCTTTGGCGATGGAATTTTTGGTAAAAAGTTAGAAAATGATACAATTGTCACATGTTCTTACATTGTAACTGATGGCCCTGATGGAAATGGGCCTTCTCAGTTTGATTTGTCTGCTGATTTAAGGTCTGCGCTCGATGCTTCCATCATTCCCACATCTACAGTTACCGTAGTTGCCGCTAGAAGCGCCCAGGGAGGCGCTGAAGTAGAAGATCTGGAGTCTATCAAGTATTTTGCTCCTAGACTCTACTCAAGTCAATACAGAGCGGTTACAACGAGAGATTATGAAGCAATTATTTCTTCAATTTATCCAGATACTGAATCTGTTTCTGTAGTTGGTGGAGAAGAATTGGATCCACCCGAATATGGGAATGTAATCATCAGTATCAAACCCAAAAATGGATCATTTGTTTCTGAATTTAACAAACAATTGATTCTTTCCAAACTCAAGCAGTATTCTTTGGCTGGAATTAATCAGAAAATCATTGACCTTAAGATTCTTTATGTTGAGATTGATTCCTATGTTTACTACAACGCAAGTAAAGTAACATCTGCATCTGATCTTCAGACTACAACACTGAATAGCATCACTCAATATTCAAAATCTATTGATCTAAACAAGTTTGGTGGTAGATTTAAGTATAGTAAGGTATTATCTGTAATTGATGGTGCTAGTGATGCAATTACATCTAACATTACTAGAGTGATCATCAGAAGAGACATGAGATCTCAACTGAATCGCACAGCGCAATATGAATTGTGCTTTGGTAATGCCTTTAGAGCAGTGGCCAGTGGTAGAAATATCAAGAGCACTGGATTTAAGATCCTTGGAGTTTCTGACACTGTATATTTCACTGATATTCCAAACCCAGATTTAAAAACTGGTGTAATTTCAGTAGTGAGACAAGTAAATGACGAAGTTCTTGTCATCAAAAAAGATGCAGGAACAGTAGACTATGAAACTGGGGAGATTTTGATCAATTCAATTACAATTACGGACACTACACAACCCGATGGTGTAATTGAAATTCAAGCCGTTCCTCTTTCCAATGATATCATTGGACTGAAGGATATTTACTTGAGTTTTGACGTTGGAAATAGCACAATAAATATGGTGAAGGACACCATTTCCTCTGGAGATCAAATTTCTGGAGTTGGATTCCAAGTAACACCAAATTACGTTGACGGGACATTAACGAGGTAAGATGATTGAGACCGCAATTGATCAACGGGTCAAGATCAGCCAGCTGATCGAGGGACAACTCCCAGAGTACGTCGTTTCAGAGTCTCCATTATTTGTTGATTTTCTAAAACAGTACTATACTTCGCAACAATATCAGAGCGGGCCTGTTGATCTGCTTGAAAATATTGATCAGTACATCAAATTAGATAATCTGACTCCAGAAGTTCTCGAAGGTAGAGTTGGTGTAACTCAAAGTGTATCTACTACAGATACCACAATCTATGTTAACTCTACTAAGGGATTTCCCAATGAGTATGGACTTGTTGGGATTGGTACTGAAATTATTAGTTACACTGGTGTAACAACTAATAGTTTCACTGGATGCATTCGTGGTTTCAGTGGCATCACATCGTATAGATCGGGAACAGACTCCGAGTCTTTAACGTTTTCGACTAGTTCGGCCATTCCTCATGAGTCTGGTGTTACTGCACATAACCTCAGCACGTTATTCCTCAAAGAGTTCTTCAGAAAACTCAAGATTTCTTTTGCTCCTGGTTTGGAAGATCAGGATTTTACGAAATCTCTTAATGTAAATAATTTTATCAAATCTCTTAGAGGATTTTATGAAGCAAAAGGAACGACAGATTCCTTTAGAATTCTCTTCAGAGCACTTTATGATGTTAATGCCAAAGTTGTAGATCTTGAGCAATTCCTCAACAAGCCTTCTGCGGCAAACTATAAAAATAGACTTACATTGATTGCTGACTCAATCTCTGGAGACCCAGAGAAGTTGGTCGGACAAACTTTATTCCAAGACGCTAATTCTTTAACTGGTGTTGGTGCCGCGAGTGCTCCAATCTCCGAAGTTGAAGCATTTACCATTCAAAATAAGAGATACTATAAGATTTCTCTTTTCTATGGTTATGACAATCCCCCATCTGGATTCTTTGGGTCATATAAACAGCCTGGTAAGTCCAAAGTAATCGGAACTTATGGAACCAGTGCAGATACTATCACGGTTGACTCTACGATTGGGTTCCCTGCCTCTGGAACAGCGATTGTAGGCGTAAATACTATAACCTATACTGATAAGACTGTAAATCAGTTCCTAGGCGTTTCTGGCATCACTCAGAGCATTAATGAATCTGAAGACATCAGAGAGGATCTGGTAGTTTATGGATTCGAAAATGGTGTTTCAGACAATAAAGTTGAACTTAGATTGACTGGTGTTCTGAATGAATTCAATATCCCCCCAACGTATCAAAATGCTGATGTTGGAGAGGAAATCAACGTCAAGTATGTTGGTAAGAAAATTCTCAATCCAGAAGTCAAGTCTTACGAACAGACCTTCTTTAACTCTTGGGAATATAACCCAACAAACAGAGTTCAAATTGAAAGTTTTACTGGTTCTGCATTTACTCTGGCACTGGATCTTGACAGAGTGCAGATCAGAACAGGAGATACCGTTCAGATCCTTGCTCGTGGAAGCAACACAGTTTTAGGAACGGCTCAAATTACAATTGATAATGCCGTAACAGCAACTAATGACTGCACTCTTTCTGGTAGCATTGTTTCCTCTTTAAATCCATCTACAAAATATGATATTCGTCGTGTTGTAAAGAAAGCGACATCATCTGACAATATTATCAAGAATGGAGAAGAAGTAGTCATCTCCGACATTCAAAATACTTACATCTCTAATGATGATACTTTTGGATTTGTCGCAAGTAACTCTCTTCCCTCATATGAGATTACTACCCCAATTATTTCCAAAACTCTTTCAGAAGCTTCTGCCTCCTCTGGTGGTGTTCAGGAAGTAGATTCCGATAATCGTTATTCTGTTCTGGCTTTTGATACCGATGTTCCATTTATTACCGGAGACGAAGTAATCTATACTGTTGGAACAGCATCAACCACTCTTGGAATGGTTGAAGGATTTGATGGTATTCAAGAAGGCCGTTACTTTGTTGAGGTGCAACCAGATCCCAAGAAAATTAAACTTTGTGTTGCAAGATCATTTATTGATGCAGAAGACTACGTTAAGTTTGCAGCATTGCCAAGTGGTTCTGGTACACATGTTTTCACATTAGCATCTCAGGCAAATAAGCAGATTGAACCCCAGGCTCTTCTTAAAAAATTCCCACTTTCGCAAAACCTTCAGTCTGGTGACAAGACTTTAACATCTCCAGGCCCAGTTGGTATGTTGCGTAATGGTGTTGAGATTCTCAACCCAAGATCTGAGGAGTTTATTTACTACGGCCCAGTTCAATCAGTTTCTGTTCTTAACGGCGGAAATGATTATGACGTAACAAATCCTCCAACAGTATTAATTGGCAATCCATCAGTTTCTACAGGAACTACGGCTCTTGTTGAACCAGTAGTTGTAGGGAATATCAAGAGTGTGTCTGTAGACCCACAAACTTTTGATATCACAGAAGTATTTTCCGTATCCGTAAGTGGATCTAATGGAAAGAATTCTCAGTTAGAACCAATCATTGAGAACCGATATAGAGAGGTAGCATTCAATGCTGCTGATAGTTTTTATGGAGGTGGAATTGGAACTTCAACTGAGACAATTACTTTCCTAGACGAGCATAATTTCCTAACTGGCCAGCAGGTTGTTTATGATAGAAATGGTAATCCTGCATTAGGTATCGGAACTTTCTTGGGTGGTAATGAAGACACTGGACTGACATTGAACAGTGGTGGTTCCTACTTCATCCAGAAGATTAATAATAAGTCGGTTTATCTGTATCAGAGCATCAACGATCTCAATGCAGGTATTAATACTATTGGATTTACAACTGTAGGAACGAGTGGTATTCATAAATTTAGATCTTTCGATCTGAAGAAGACACTCTCTGGAATTAGAGTTATCAATCCTGGATCTGGTTTTGCTAGTAGAAGACTTAGAGTAAATCCAACTGGAGTATCGACAACAAAGAACACCATTACTTTCACAAATCATGGATTTAAAGATGGTGAACTAGTTGCATATGCAGCCACTGGTGGATCTTCTATTTCTGGTCTGAATACAAGCAATCAGTATTATATCCTCAATTCAGAAACTAATAATTTCCAACTTTCTGATGCTGGAGTTGGTGGAACAATCAAGACAAATTATGATAGACAAATCCCAGTAAACTTTACATCTACTGGTGTCGGATATCAAGAATTTAATTATCCTTCAGTAACGGTTTCTATTAACGTTGCATATGCAAATACAGTTGGTGTAATTACTGCTACTCCATCCATTCGCGGAAGCATTGAACAACTGTTCTTATATGAAAGTGGATCTGATTATGGTTCTGAGATTGTCGATTTTCATAAGAGACCTTTAGTAAGCGTTGTAAATGGAACTGAGGCTCAGTTAAATGCCATCGTTTCTAATGGAAAAATTATTTCAGTTCAAATTCTTTCTGGCGGTAAGAATTACAAATCTGCTCCTGACCTGACAGTTATTAGTACATCTGGAACTGGAGCAAAACTTAGAGCGATTGTTAATGGTGGAACGATCACTAATGTTATTATTCAAAGTGGTGGAATTGGTTATGATGCAGGAACCACAAATATTAAAGTATCTACAGTTGGAAGCGGTCTTGTTGCGAATACTTCTGTAAGAAAATTAACTATTAACAAGACTAAGAGATTTGAAGAATATGGTGGACAGTTCTTATTCAGCAATGAAGTAAACAAGGGATTAGAATACTCCATCCTTGGATATAATGACACCTTAAGGTCTGCATTTTTTGATACAGACGTAAACGTACACTCTCCCTTGATTGGATGGGCTTATGATGGTAATCCCATTTATGGGTCTTACGGTTACTCTGATCCAGAAGATACTTCTTCTGGTATTGTTAGATTATCATCTGGTTATGTCCTAAACACAGGATCGGTACAAAATCGTCCTGTAGGATTTGATGATGGATTCTTTATGGAAGATTATCAGTTTACTGGATCTGGGCAATTAGATGCACATAACGGTAGATTCTGTAAGACTGTAGACTTCCCCAATGGCGTTTACGCATACTTTGCAACTTCTGAAATTGATGCCACTACAGGTAATCTAAAACCACAATATCCATATTTCATTGGACAGTCATATAGAACTACTCCAATTATCGAGAACTTATATGGAAGAGATGCAATAGATCAATCTAACTTTGATTTTGAGTCTGGAAACTATAGCAGAAACACATATCCTTATTTGCTTGGAGAACCTAAAGCTGATAACGATTACATCTTAGAATCATATGAATTAGCAACTCAGAAAGCAATTGTAGAAACAGTTTCTTCTGGAGTGGTGGAAGAAATTAGAGTTCTTTCTCCTGGAGATCGTTATAGAGTAAATGAACCTCTTTACTTTGATGAAGTTAAGAGTGGAGGTGAAGGACTAGATGCAGTTGTATCTGAAATTAGTGGAAAGAGCATTATTGAACTGAATACCAAATATAGAGATTATAGTGGTATTGTTTTTGAGAAGACTAGCAATCAAACCATTACAGGAACAATTGGTACTTATCACGATCTTAAGACTGGTGATACCATTGTTGTCTCTGGTCTCAGCACTTTCGTAAAAGGACTTGCTGGAAAACAAGTTGTTGGTGTTGTCAGTGCAACGGCTTCTCTTGTAGATCAAATTAATGCTGGATCTGCTGGAGATGTAATTGATGTCCAAGTATCCAGTATTCCTTCGTTTGTTAGCGTTGGGTCTAGCATTAGTATTGGTGCAGAACTCTTCAAAGTTCTCAATAAAATTGATATTCAAAATCTTCTGAGACTGCAAAGATCTGGTGGTGGTATCTCCACCATTGGTGTTGCTGTATCCTTCTTACCAAACAAGTTTACGATTAGTCTTGAGACTGATGATTTTGAATCTAAGAAACAAGATACCATCTTCTTCAACGCATCGGAAACCGTAGGTATTGCAACTACTTCTGGAATCAGCGCAACTCTAACGTATACACTGTCTGGCGTAACTTCTCAGCGAAATGTCCCAGCACAAACTATCTACATTCCAAACCACCCATTTACAAACAATCAAAGAGTAATTCTTACCACCCCTTCCACTGGAAATCCACTGGTTGTAAGACCTGGTTATGGTGCAACAGAATATTTGCCATCTGCAGCTGGAGTTGGAAAGACAGTTTATGTTGTAAACGTAAGTAAAGATTTAATTGGTTTGAAGACCTCTCTTGCTGGAGAGCAATTGTTCTTCTTAGATGGTTCTCAAAATAGCGATCAATACAAGTTTGTCTCCGAGTTTTCGAATGTAACTGGTACAGTACGCAAAATTGAAACCACTGTTGCAACCGCTTCAACGCATGTACTTGAAAATAATGATATTGTTACATTCTTTGTAAAACCAAAAGGAAACTTTGGCATTGGAGCTGCGTCCTCGGTCTCTCTTTCTTACAACACTCTTGTAGACAGCGTTGTTGTTAACAGTGTTGGATTTAATTCTACCGGCATCAACACATCTAGCGGAAGAATCACCCTTGCTTCTCATGGATTTAAAACAGGTGACAAAGTAGTATATGAAGGATTAGAACCTGCAGAAGGTCTTGTTAATGGATCGTACTTTGTCTTTACTATTGACGAGAACACTTTTAGTTTAGCGAAGACGAAAACAGATCTCAATTCTGTCCCTCCAGTTCTTGTAAACATCACTGGAATTGGCGCTACTCATACCGTTGGTCTTATCAATCCACAGATTCCCGTAATTAGAAACAGAAATCTTGTATTTAATTTAACAAGTTCTACATTAACTGGATACAAACTGAAATTCTTCTACGATAAGGAATTTAACAATCCAGTTGTTTCTGTAGCAAGCAGCTCTGTCTTTGATATTCAAGAGACTGGTGTTATTGGTTCTACAGGAATTGCTACCGTTGGATTCAGTTCTGCTTGGCCAACCAAGTTATATTACAACTTAGAGAAGTCTGGTTATCTTTCAACTTCTGATACTGATGTAAGTTCTTATTCTGAAATCAGTTATAGTGATAGTAAGTATAATGGAACTTTCAGAGTCACTGGAATTGGAACAACAACTTTCACAGTTTCTCTGATTGATCAACCAGAGACTACGAAGTATGTTCAAGGTGATTGCTCCGAGTTGAGATATACAACCAAATCAAGAACTGCAAATGGTGGTATTGAAAAGGTAAAAATTGTTTCTCCTGGATTTGGATTCGAGTCAAGACCAGACTTTGTTGGTGTTGGATCTACTTCTACCGGAATCAATGCTATCTTAGAAGTAAATTCTAAGACCATTGGAAAAGTACAAAGTACGAGAGTTGTTAATGCTGGTTTTGAATACCCCAGCGATAAAACATTAACAGCAGCTGCACTTATTCCCTCTTGGACTCAGGTTTCTGATAATTACACTATTAAAGATGGTGACATTATTGTCACTTCTGGCGGCAAAAACTATACTAATCCACCACAGTTTGCTCTTGTCAACAGCGAAACTGGAGAAAATGTTGGTAATGGTGCTTATGCAGCAATAATGAATGAGAATTCAATTGATTCTATTCAAGTTCTTAAGCAACCAACAGGTTTGGCTGGAGTAGGTCATACTTTATATACTCTTTCAAATAGTAATGGCGTTGTTATCACAAGTGTTGATAGTGTTGCTTCTGGTATTGTTACAGTAACTATTCAAACTCCTGTACTTGGATTTACTACTGCGCCAGTAGCTATTGGAGATAAGATTTTTGTCGATGGCATATCTCTTTACTTTGATGGCAATTATGATGGTCATAACTCCAAAGATCATGGATTCAGATTCTTTGAAGTTCAAAATGTAAATGCTTCTGTAAACCCAGTAACAGTAACATATAGTCTCGTTGGAATTGCTACTCAAGAGGTTGGTGTTGCAGTAACAAATACTAATAGTACAGCATCTCTTGTTAAATTTGAAGACTATCCCGTATTTAATATCTCTTTAACTAGAGAAGAGTTTTTAGTCAATGAAAAACTTCAAGTAAGCACTGGTGCTGGATTCTTTGACACTGACCTTGTTGTTGTTAAGTCCCAAGGAGATATTCTCAAGGTTAAGGGATCTTACAGACTTAAAGTAGGAGACAAGGTAAAAGGAGTTCAGGATGGATTTGTAGCAACGATCCTTATTCTCGAAGATTATGAAAGCACTTTCAAGGTAAGTTATGATGTTCAGCAATCTTATGGTTGGTCTGATCAAACTGGATTTACAAACAGTGACATTTCTGTTATTCCAGATAATAATTACTATCAGAATCTTTCATACACTGTTCAAACTCCTCTTGAGTGGAAAACAATTGTTGGCCCTATGAATAGACTTCTTCATTCTAGCGGAATGAAGAATTTTGCAGATATGGAAATCAAGTCTCCAGCATCTGCGGCCGCAGCTGCGGGAGTTAACACAACAACATCTGCAAGTGGAGTATTGATTGATTACGTCTTTGAGGGAAGAGCAGATCAAATTAACAATTTTGATCTCGCCGCTGACATTGATGTTGTTTCCAATGTATCACCTTCTATTACATTGCAGAATAAGAAGTTATCTTCTTTCATCAAGTGCCTTACAAATAGAGTTCTACTAATAGATGATATTTCTAGAGAATTTTCAAGTAAAGAACTTAATACTAGAACATCGCAAACAATTGTTTCTTATCCAAAGTCTATTCCATTCCAGAGAGTTTTAGTTCTTGGTAAGGATGTTCTTAATCCATTTGAATATCAATTCAGTGAATTGATTGTAATGAATACGACCGAAGGTGTATTTGTTCTTCAAAAGTCAGATACTAGAAGTGGAGATGATGATGTAATTACATTCTCCACGGAACTTGATGATGCCGGAGTAATTGACATTAAAGCCGAACCAGTTAGAACTGGAATTAATTACGATTTTAAAGTTGTCCGTCAATTCTTTGATTCTAACGTAGGTGGAGTATCTACCCTAGACGTTGGTATTGCCTCTGTAACAGGTCTTACAACGTCCGTAGGTATCGGGACAACCCTAACCCTTTTCAACGGCAATGCAACCGATTTGCAAGGTTTTACAGCACACGTTGCAATTACAAGACCATCTGATCAGTTTGGAAACTACCACGAAGTTGTTGTTGATCACAATGGAACTGATACATATCTGGCCGAATTTGGTTACGATACTAGTTACAGTGAAGGAGGGATTAGCACATCCTTTATTGGAACATTTAGATCTTATATCGATAGTGGTAGACTGAAACTTGACTATACGAACAATGGTTCTGAGTCTATTGTTGCAAGAGTTAGAGTCGTAGGTCTTAATAAACCATCTTTTGCTGGTGTTGGAACTCAATCGTTTAAACTTGACATTCAACAATCGGGAACGGAAAGATCAGCTCGTTACCAAAGTAGTGTTGTTTCAGATACAATCACTAGTTCTGGTTACGCAGTAACAGCTGTTGGATTTGCAACGGATACAGATCTTGCTTCTAAGTCGATTGTAAGAGTTGCTATTGGAAATAGCGTTAATGTTTCTCAGGTAATTTTCTCGGCCGAAGGTAATAGAAATAGAGGTGATCTTACAGAATATCCTCAACTGACTATTGGAGATTCTTCCGGTCTTGGAACATTTGGCACAAGATTCTCTGGAAATAACTTCGAATTGGTATTTTATCCTGACGCACACCAAGGTGTAGCAACTATTACTGGTTATCATGAAGTCTTCTACAAAGACTCAGATTCAAATGCAGATGATATTCCAGATATTAAATTTGGTAGAAACATCGAATCTTATAGTGAAGAATTCTTCAATGGACAAGGAGATCAATTAGATTTCGAATTGACAAGTGATGGATATCCAATTTATGCTAAAGTTTTTAACCCAGCAAAAACTTCTACTCTTGATACAACCACTGGTATCTTCACAATCAAAAATCACTTCTTTGTTACTGGACAAGAATTAATCTATACTCCAGAGAGCAGCGTTATCGGCGTATCCTCTGTTTCTCTCTCTATCGGTTCTACTTTGTCTGGTGGTGGAAGTGGAGTTGGTGATCTTTTGGTTGGTTTTACTACGATCACTGGATTAACAACCACTAGTGGGATGCAAGTATCTCAAGAAATTATTGGGCCTGGAGTTTCTGCTGGTGCAACAATCGTAAGTATTGGATCTAGTGCTAAATTCTTCGTTGCAACCAGTAACGGAACAAAAGTTCTTACAGGTGTTGGCAATACTGCGATATTTGCTCTTAATGAGACTATTGTTTCAAATACAGATTATACTGGTTTTGGTACAATTACATCTATTGGAATCAACTCCATCACTGTTGCAAATAACGTTCCTGCTGGAGTTGGAAGCGCATATTATTCAACCTCTCTGGCTCCATCCGTTACTATTTCAATTGCTGGTGCGGCAACTACAATCAGACAGACATTCAGATCTGGAATTACCACAGATGTTATTCCAACTACGGTCTATGCGATTAAACTGACTGAGGACACATTTAAACTAGCAACCAAGAAAGACTTTGCTATTGCTGGCATTGGTATGACATATACCTCAGTCGGATCTGGTAATGCTCATGTTCTGGACACAACAAAGAAACTTGAGAAATCCTTGATCACTCTTGATGGTATTAATCAAGCTCCAATTGCTTTTGCCGATTTAACATATGAACTTAGAGAATCGATCGGTGCTGCAACAACTACATTTGCTCTGAGTGGAATTACTTCCATGAAACCTGGAGATATTCTCAGGGTTGGATCTGAGTATATGGCAATTAATAATGTTGGTCTCGGAACAAGTTCAGGAAACGTTTCTGGAATTGGAACATTTAATGTTGTTAATGTAACCAGAGGAGCTGTTGGTACGTCTGCATCTGCAAAGTCAGATGGAGACACTGCTAAGATTTACAGAGGATCTTATAACATTGTAAGAAACAAAATTCATTTCACAAACGCTCCTTCTGGAACTGGATCTGAAGAAATTACTGATGAAAGAAATCTTTCCGTAGCAAATGCAACTTTTGGTGGACGTGTTTATCTAAGACAAGACTACACAAACAACGCTCTGTTTATTGACGTATCTAATCAATTCAGTGGTATAGCAAGAACCTTCAATCTTCGCACAGATGATGATAACCCAGTTGGTTTTGAAACTGGTGGTAGCGTCTTGTTCTTGAATGGAATATTCCAAGCCCCAACTACTCTTAATAATAGTGGTAAGTCATACACTCTAGATTCCTCTGTTGCGGGAGTAACTAGCGCAGTGTTTAATGGTGTAAGACTTATTGATGGAAGTCCTTATATTTCACTAACTGATGTTAATAATAATGAACTTCCCAGAGGTGGAATTATTGTTTCTTTGGGTAGCACTGGAGGTATTGGTATCGCTCCTCTTGTTGGAGCTCAGTATAGAGCGATCACAGGTGTTGGTGGTACAATTGCAAGTTTAGTTGGATTCGGAACTACTTTAGGTAGAACTGCTCTTTCCATTAGCACTGCTTCTTATAATAATACCACTGGTATTATGGAAGTTACCACTACTACACCTCATGGTCTGACTGGAACTGGTCAACAAGTATACATGATTGGTCTTGAGTTTGCTTGCGCTGCTGCTCATGCTGGTGTAACAACAACAATCTTCCCAGATGGAACAAGAGGTCATGTATTTGAAGTGGTTGGAGTTGGATCAACAACAATCTTCTCTGCAGACATTGGCATTAGCACAATTGGCCACGATTATGTAACTGGAGGAACAATTTACCAACATAATGTAAATCTCAACAATGGTTCTGGATATAGAGGCCCCGTTTCTGTTGCTATTACAGATCTTGGCACTGGTGCTGGTGGAACAACTGGTTATGGTGCGGTAATCAGCGCAACCGTTGGTGCTGGTGGAACTTTGACCCTGAGCATCAATAATCCTGGTGTTGGATACAATAATCCCGTTGTTATCATTCCCGACCCAACGTATTCCAATTTAAGTATTGAAGGTATTTCCAGAATTGGAATTGGATCTACAACTGATACTGGATTAGGATGCAGAATTACTCTAGATGTTGGTGCAGGAACAACAACTATTGGTGATGACTATCATTTTGTTAATGGTTTTGTTCTCGAAAATCCTGGTTATGGATTTAGAAGAGGTGATGTTTTTAGACCAGTTGGTCTGGTTACAGCAGTTGGAGCTGGTTCTACATTTAGAGACTTTGAACTCACCGTAGAAGCCGTTTATAACGATAGTTTCTCTGCATGGCAATTTGGTCAAATCGATTACATCGATTCCATCAAAGATCTTCAGGATGGACAAAGAAGAAGATTCCCACTCAAGCAAAACTCTCAACTCTTGAGTTTCCAAAAAGATGAATCCCTTGCTTCTTCTTCAGCGATTGATTTAGCAAACGTTCTATTGATCTTTGTTGATGGCGTTATTCAGGTTCCTCAAGTTGCCTATGAGTTTGATGGTGGAACAAGTTTCGCCTTTACTCAAGCTCCTTCACCAGAGTCTGATATTGAAATTTTCTTCTACAGAGGAACTAGTGGAACTGATAGTTTCCAAACCGCTCAGGCCGAAACAATTAAACCTGGAGATACTGTAACTCTCAGAAAACTCGGTCAAAATGATGGAACAATCACTCAAGATTCTAGACTTGTTCAAGAGATTGCATCTGCTGACAAGATGTCAACTAACATCTATGTCAATCAGGGAATCAATGAGACAATCTATCGTCCTCTTGATTGGAGAAAGCAAAAGTCTGATAAAATTATCAATACAGAAATTATCGATAAGACAAGAGATGCTCTTGAGGGACAAATCTACCCTGTTGCTAGACTAATTGGTGATTTATCTGAGTCGGCAACTGAAGTATTTGTAGATAATGCAAGATTCTTCCAATATGAAGAGTATGCTGATGGAGCTCCAAATGCAGTTACAGTTGCAACTGATGTAATTATCATTGATCCAACTGAAAATGTTGGTGCTTCTATTACTGCAGTTGTTGCATCCAACTCCACATTATCATTCAATATTATCAATGGTGGATCTGGATACGCCGGAACTTCTGTTCAACTTTCTATTGCACCTCCTCCTAGAGTTGACAATGCAAAGTATGGCATTGTTGGTGTTGGTACAACTGCCATTGCAAGGGGACTTATTACAGCAGGCGTCATTACAAGTGTTGTCATTGATAATCCTGGCGGTGGATATACAAATACACCAAATGTCCTTGTACCTAACAATACAGTTAAGACAGATACACTTTCAAATGCTGATATTATTATTGGATTTGTTGGTGTAATTACAGGAATAACAACTGTTGCTGGTATTGGTACTAATCTTGCAATTGAATTCCAAACAAACTACACTAATTCTTTGGTATCTACCTCTGAACTTGATTCTCTAATTGTTGGTTATCCAATTTATGTTTACGATACAACAGTTGGATCTGGAATTACAGCTATCGGTACTCACGATACCCATAGAGTTGGCGTTGGAACAACATTTGCAGATGCTGTTTATAAAGTTGCTGGAATTTACAGAAATGCCAACGTTGGTGTAATTACTTGTAACATTCTCAGCAGCACTAATACTGTTGGACTTGCTACTACTGGAACTATTGCAGTACCAGTGGGCCGCTTCTCATGGGGTAAATTGGCGCAAGGTTCCAGAAATACCACATCTTCAGTTTCGTTCGCTGTTTCTTCTTACACAACAAATTCTGGATTATCAACTTATCCAATTGTTCAAAGAAGAGGATTTGGATTGAGAGATCTGGGCGCACTCAAAAAACAGGTGTCCAACTAACGTATAAATATCACCATAGGAAACTAGATTTAAAATGCCTGCGCTGGTAACCGACCAATTTAGAATTTTTAATGCCAACAACTTTGTTTCGGCAATTGAGAGTTCTGACAATTCATTCTACATCTTCCTAGGTTTAGCGAATCCAACTTCGCCAGCCATCGGTTTTGGTAGAACTAGCGATTGGAACACGGCCACTACTGGTGCGCCCTCTCCTACCGATAATATCAACTACACAAATAACTCTTACGATACAATGCTGTTTGGTAAGAAAATTACCTCAGCAAATGTTAGAAGATTGGTTCGTAGAATTAATTGGTCTCAGGGGACAACTTATGAAATGTATCGTCATGATTACAGCGTAACTAGTCCATCTCCAGTCACAGGATCAACCAGGTTATACGATGCAAGATATTACGTCATCAACTCAGACTACAGGGTCTACATCTGCATTGACAATGGATCCAGCGGTACTAACGTTAATGGCAATGCTTCACAAGACGAACCCACTTTCACTGACCTCGAACCCTCAAAAGCAGGTGATAGTGGAGATGGCTATGTCTGGAAGTATCTTTACACCGTTGACCCATCAGATATCATTAAGTTCGACTCAGTAGAGTATATTTCTGTTCCTGGAAACTGGAGTAGTTCAACTAATGCCCAGATTCAGTCTGTTAGAGAGAATGGCGATTCTACAATCAATAACAATCAACTGAAAAAAGTTTATATTGAAAATGCTGGATTCGGTTATGGTATTGGTTTAGATAGAGAGGTTGATATTCTTGGTGATGGTACAGGTGGAAAGTGTGTTGTAAGCACAGACACGTCTGGTAGAATTACAGACGTTCAGATCTCTCAAGGTGGTCAAGGTTATTCTTATGGTATTGTAGATCTTGGGCCTTTGCAAGGTAGCACATTATCACAACTTGCAAAATTAGTTCCCATTATTCCACCATCTAGAGGACATGGTTATGACCTCTACAAAGAATTAGGAGCTGACAAGGTTCTTCTTTATGCAAGATTTGATGATTCTACAAAAGATTTTCCAGTAGATACGGTATTTGCACAGATTGGTCTGGTTAAGAACCCAACTTCTTTTGGTTCTACCACAACATTTACTTCAAATCAGTTTTCTAGTTTGAATGCTGTTAAGTTGTCTTCTTCCTCTGGAACGATTGCTGTTGGAGATGAAATTCGTCAGGTTGTTGGAACTTCAACAGCAGTTGGTTATGTTGCTTCGTTTGACACTGAAACAAAAATTCTGAAGTACTTCCAAGATAGATCTTTGTATTTCAGTCCTGTGTACGGTGATCAGACTGATTATGTTGGCGTTTCCAGTGAGGCAAAATTTGTAAATTTTGCAGCCTCTGCAAATCCTGTCACAACAGTTGGTGGATTCTCGGGATCTGTTGACACTGGGTTCTCTGGAATCACTACTATTATCAATAATAAGACTGTAAATCTTGGAGTAAACTTTACTTCTGGACTTGCAAATCCTGAAATAAATAAGAGGACAGGAGAGATTTTGTATTTGGATAACAGAGCATCTGTTACTCGCAATTCTCGCCAAAAAGAAGATATCAAGGTAATTCTGGAATTCTAAGACGATGCCACAAAAGACGAACCTGAATGTAAGTCCTTACTATGATGACTTTGGCATTGATAAGGATTTCTATAAAGTCTTATTTAAACCTGGTTATCCAATTCAAGCCAGGGAACTCAATAATATCCAATCTATTCTACAAAATCAAGTAGAACAGTTTGGTAATCATATTTTCAAAGATGGATCCGTTGTAATTCCCGGTGCAGCATCTTTTGACGACCAGTATTATGCTGTTAAAATTGACCCTATTCACCTTGGCATTGATGTATCCGTATACATTGATAACTTCGTTGGTAAGACAATCAAGGGTCAGACTACGCAAGTAACAGCAACAGTTGTAAATATTCTCCAAGCAGCAGACTCGGAAGAAAATCAACTAACAATTTACGTCAAATATAAAGAGTCTGGATCTGCTCTTAGTGTAGGATCTTTCCAAGATGGTGAAGTTCTTATAGCACAAGAAGATGTGGTTTATGGAAACACCACAATTACTGCTGGATCTACATTTGCACAGTGTATTGCTTCTGGAGCAACTGCTATCGGTTGTGCTGCTCACATTGATGCCGGCATTTATTTTGTTAGAGGATTTTTTGCCCAGGTAGCAAAACAAACTTTAATCCTTGATCAGTACACCAACCAACCAGAGTATAGGGTTGGTCTCGATATTATTGAAACAATCGTAACTGCTAAAGAAGACAATTCTTTATATGATAATGCGAGAGGATTTTCTAATTTCGCTGCTCCTGGAGCAGATAGATTCAAGATCGAACTCCGATTGGCCAAGAAAAGCATATCGGATAGAGATGACAAAACTTTTATTGAAATTCTACGACTTACAGAAGGAAGAGTAGAAAAGATCGGGCTTAAGACTCAGTATAATCTCATCAGGGATTATTTTGCTGAGAGAACATACGATGAGTCTGGAGACTATTCTGTAGAAGACTTTGAGATTGCAGTTAGAGAGACATTAAATGATCGCAAGGGAAATAGCGGTCTGTTTTATGATACTCAAAAAACATATAGTGGAAATACTCCTTCCGATGAACTTGCATCTATAACCATCGGGCCAGGAAAGGCTTATGTTCGTGGATATGACATCCAGAATTTTGGAACAAAAGTTATTGATGTTTCCAAACCAAGGGATACAAAGGCTACAACAACAAATGTCCCATTCAATATGGGCAACATCATCAAAGTTAATAACGTTGTAGGGCAACCTGTAGTCTCCCTGAACACGTCTCAAGTAGTTAACCTATACAATACTCGTAAAACGACTAGAGTCGCCACTGGAGCGCCTTCTGATGGCACTCTGATTGGTCAAGCAAGAGTGTATGCCATCAACTCGGATGATCAAAACTACACTGGTGACGAAACTCTGTTTAATTTATATCTTTGGGACGTACAAACATATACCCAAATTACACTAAACGTTGCCGGCGATGCTGTAAGTATTCCCGCAACTTCTTATATTGAAGGACTTCAGAGCGGCGCAACAGGATACGTTGTAACAGCTGCAAGTTCTGGAGATAGAACTATTACTCTTTCCGAAGTCACAGGAACTTTCCAAAAAGGGGAGACTCTGAGAATTAATGGCGTAGTAGAGAACCCAAGATCGATTATTAATATCAGGAACTTTACTACAAAAGATATCCACTCAGTCTGGCAAGATACGTCTGCTGTATCTGGTTATGCAGTTGATTTTTCTGCTGATGTCTTCATGGCACCCAGAACTCCAATTGGATTTAAGATCACAGATAAAGTTAAGTTCACTGCTAACTCGGCTACAGGATTAACAACTGTTTTCAGTCCCGGTAGAGTATTTTCTGGTATTACGACAGATACTATTATTAGATTCCAAAACACAGCAAAAACTTTACCAACGTTCTCCAGAGTAACAAACGTCACTACCGATGGACTGGTAATGACTTTGACTGGTGTTCTGACTGTATCCAATGTGTGTGATGGAGGTCTTCCCTCGTCTGCTGATGATTACCAAATTGAGGAAATGCTTCCCCAATTTACAAATCCTCAAGATGCATATCTGTTCGCACCCATTGGTAAGAAAAATGTATCTCAAGTAGAGATTGGAACATCTAATATTGCTATTACTCACCAGTTCAAAGGGGAATCTACTGATAGCAATGGATTAATGACTATCGATGCTTCTGCATCGGGAATTACCAGTGCATTCTTCGAAACTTATGATCCAGACAGATACACCATTTCATATTCTGGTGGAACTACTGCAAACCTTACGGCTGGTCAATTCTCTCTGACTAACGATGCAACGACTCTCAATATAACTGGTCTTACAGCATCTCAGAGCAATGTTGTTGTATCTGCAACTCTGAAGAAGAGAGGAATCAAAAATAAAGTTAAAAACTTTACTAGAAGTTCTAAGCGTTATGTTAGACTTTCTCAGTTTGAAAGTGCTGGAATTTCTACTGGCGTCACAAACGGTTTAACCTATAATAAGTTTTATGGTCTGAGAGTAGAAGATAAAGAAATTTCTCTCA